CGTCTTCGTGGTCGCGCTGCAGACCGCAGCGGCCGCGGCGTCCTTCAATGGCGCCACCGAGGGCAGCTGGGAGCTGCCAAAGCTGAACACGCAGGTCTGGGTCGCCGGCGAGCGCATCTTCTGGGATGTCGCCAACGCGCGATCGACGAACGTCCCGACGGCGAACCGAGAGATCGGCGTTGCGACGGCGGATGCCGCGAATCCCTCGACCACCGGGTTCGTGCGATTGAACGGCACGAAGACGACGTTTGTGCCTGGCGTGCCGGCCTCCTATGCGACGGCCGGTGCGCAGACCTACACGGCGGCCGACATCCTCGGTGGGACGATCGTCCGCGATCCGAATGGCGCTGCGCGCACCGACACACTGCCGACGGCCGCCCTGCTCGTCGCGGCGATCCCTGGCGCGAAGGTGGGCGACACCGTCGACGTCCTGATCGTCAACGGCGCCGACGCGGCCGAGACGCTCACCCTTGCCGCTGGCGCCGGTGGTGCGTTCGATGCGAATCAGACCGCGGCGTCACGGGTGATCCCGCAGCTCGCGTCGAAGCTGGTGCGCGTTCGCCTGACGAACGTGACGGCCTCGAGCGAGGCGTACGTCGTCTACGCGTAAGCGGGCGACATGAGCTGGGCCGCCTTGGCCGGCGGGCTGAACACCGCCGTGCTCGCTCACTTCGGCGAGGCGACGACCTACAGCCCAGGGGTCGGCCAGGCGGTTCAGGTACAGGGCATCTTCGATGCGGCGTATGTCCGCGTCGACGCTGGAGAGGCGGGCGTTTCGAGCGTGGGACCGGCGGTCTGGTACCGGCTCGCGGATCTTCCCGTCGACCCCGTGGAGGACGAGCCGCAGATCGTGGTCGGCACCGTCACCTACGAGGTGCGCGAGGCGCAGAAGGACGGCCAGGGCGGCGTGCTGTTGCTGTTGCGCAAGGTCGTGACGTAGGTGGCCACGACGCACCAGCGGACGGTGATTCGCGCAGCGTTCGTCGCGGCGCTGAAGGACACGACCAGGGCGGAGGAGCGCGTGGTATCCACGCGCATCTGGCCCTGGAAGGAGAAGGACCTCCCGGCGCTCGCCGTCTATACGCTGACCGAATCGGTCGATCCGGCCAGCCGAACGACGGCGCCGCGGGAGCTCGAGCGGAACGTCGACGTCGCCATCGAAGGGGTCGTGCAGCTCTCCGACGCCGTCGACGACGAGCTCGATGCGTTCGCCGTCGAGATTGAACGGGCCGTTGACGCGATCCTCAGTGCCACGGCGCCCGATCAGGTGCTGTCGGACCTGCTGTTGCAGTCGACGGAGCTCGCGATCGCGACGGAGGGGGAGCAATCGGTCGGCCTCGTGCGGCTGGTCTACGACGTGCGCTATTACACGCGCGCACCGGAGGCCGACGATGTGCCGCTCGAGGACCTGAAGACGGTGGACGTGCGGTACAGCGACCTGGACGGCGGCGAGGACATCTCTCCGAACGACCAAGCGAGCGACAGATTGGACAACCTCGATGAGTGACGCAACCGATCGCATGTTCGTGAAGCCCGCGGACGGCCTCAAGGTGCGCGACCCGCACTCGCGACGACATCTGCCACCGCAGGGCGCATTTGTGCCGCGGGAGCCCTACTGGCTGCGTCGGCTCGACGACGGCGACGTCGTCGACGCCACGCCCGACGAGACCGAGGAGTAGTCACCAGCCATGTCGATCAGCTTCAGCTCGGTGCCTTCGAATCTCCGCGTGCCGTTCGTCACGGCGGAGTTCAACAACCAGCGTGCGACGCAGGGTGCGGCGCTCCTCCCGTACCGCGTGCTCATCGTCGGTCAGAAGCTGACCGCCGGGGCGTGGGCCGCGAACTCGATTCAGAAGGCGTCGAACGTCGACCAGGTCATCGCCGGCGCCGGGCGCGGCAGCATGCTGCACCGCATGGCGTTGAAGTACTTCGAGAACAACCGATTCACGGAGACGTGGTTCGGTGTGCTCGCGGACAGCGGCGGCGGCGCGTTCGCCACGGGGACCTTGACGGTCACGGGCCCGGCGACGGCTGCAGGGACGCTCAACATCTATCTCGGCGGCACGCTCGTGCAAGTCGCGGTGGCCAACGGCGACGCGCAGAACACCATCGCCACCAACATCAACGCGGCCATCAACGCGAACACCGATCTACCCGTCACGTCGTCGGTCTCGACCAATGTGGTCACCGTCACCTTCCGTCATCGCGGCGACGTGGGCAACAGCCTCGACATGCGCCTGAACTACCAGGACGGCGAAGCCACGCCGGCCGGGGTTGCGGTGGCGATCGTGGCACTCGCGGGCGGCACGACGAACCCTACGCTGACGACGCTCATCACGGCGCTCGGCGACAACTGGTATCAGGTGTGGGCGCATCCCTATGTGGACGCGACGAGCCTGAGCGCGATCGAGGCGGAGCTCTCGTCTCGCTTCGGACCGATGCGCATGATCGACGGCGTCGCGATCACCTCCGCTGCCGGCACGCAGGGCACGTTGGGCACGCTGGGTGACAGCCGCAACAGCCAGCACTCCTGCATCGCCGCGCAGCCCGGCAAGAACCCGGTGACCCCACCGATGGAATACGCCGCGGCCGTTGCCGGCGTGGTGGCGCTGCACGCGGCGAACGACCCCGCGCGGCCCTTCCAGACTCTGGAGGTCAAGGGCGTGAAGGCGCCGGCGGAAGTCGACCGGTTCACGTTCACGGAGCGCAATCTCGAGCTCTTCGACGGCATCAGCTCCAGCAAGGTCGCGGCTGGCGGCGTCGTGCAGCTCGAGCGCCTGGTGACGACCTATCAGACCAGCAGCTCCGGCGCCGCGGACACGTCGTATCTCGACGTTACGACGATGCTGACGCTGCTCTACCTGCGGTACAGCTTCCGGACGCGGATCCTGACGAAGTTCCCCCGGCACAAGCTGGCGAACGACGGCACGCGCGTCGGCGCCGGCCAGGCCGTCATCACACCGCTACTCGGGAAAGCGGAAGCGATCGCGTGGTTCCGCGAGATGGAAGACCTCGGGCTCGTCGAGAACGGGGATCAGTTCAAGCAGGACGTCGTCGTGGAACGCAACGCGAGCGACCCGAACAGGCTCGACTTCGTGCTGCCGCCCGACATCATCAATCAGTTCATCGTCGGCGCCGCGCGCATCGACTTCCGGCTGTAGAGGAGCGAGGAGACCATGCCTGATCAGCGCCGCGCCGGCACCATCGAGTTCCAGATCGATGGCGAGATGATGGATGCCGTCGGCAACTTCACCTACAACCTCGGACGCCCGAAGCGCGAGGCCCTGGTCGGGGCCGACAAGGTCCATGGCTACAAGGAAATGCCGCAGCCGGCGTTCATCGAGGGCGAGATCCGCGATCGCCGCACCCTCGATCTGAAACGCATCATCGACATGGTCGACGCCACGGTCTACCTCCGCTTCGCACACGGCAAGGCGTTCGTGCTGCGAAACGCCTGGTTCGCCGGCGAGGGAACGGGCAACAGCGAGGAGGCGAATTTCCCGGTCCGGTTCGAAGGACTCAGCGGCGAGGAGGTGTAGGCGGGTGGAGCCGAAGACCTACACACTGAAGCATCCCGTCGACGTGGGGTCCCAGACCATCACGACGCTCACATTCAAGCGTCCTATCGGGGCCCATGTGCGTCGGTTTCCGTTTCAGAACCCGACCGCCGGCGACCTGCTGGATATCGGCGCCAAGATGTGCGAGCAGCCGCAAGTCGTGATGGACAAGCTCGATCTCGAAGACATCCTGGCCATCACGCAGTTGGTGGCGGATTTTTTGCCGGATGGCCTGCTGACTGGGCTCAAGCCCTAGCAGTCCTGGCCGCGACGTTCCACTTTCCGCCCGATCAGCTCTGGGCGATGGACCAAGAGGATCTCGCGTTCTGGCTGACGCAAGCGGAGTGGATCAATGCCCGCCGGTAAAAGCTATCCGCTCTCGCTCATTCTCACCGCGGTCGATCGCGTCACAGCGCCGCTGAACCGGATCACCGCGTCTCTGAATCGGGCCACGGCGCCGGTCCGGTCGGTGCAGCAATCGTTCGGCGCTTTCAAGACAGCCGCCGGCGTCGACAAGCTGCACGACGCGATGGGCGACGTCACGAGATCGATCACGGGCATCGGCTCGGCCGCCAGCGCATCGTTTGGCAAGGTGACGGTCCTCATCGGCGCCGCCACTGCCGGAGCGTACCTGTTCAAACGTCAGTTCATCGATACGGCCGCGGAGTTCGAGTCCATGCGCCTCCGTCTCGCTGCCGTAACGGGGGACGAGGCGCAGGGCAAGGAGGCTCTCGCATTCATCACGAACCTCTCGATGAAATCCCCATTCGCTATCGAGGCGATCACCGACGCGTTCGTGAAGCTGCGGATGAACGGGCTCGACCCGTCGGCCGGCAGCCTTCAGGCGATCGTGGATCAGGTCGCTAAGGTGGGTGGCAACACTGAACAGATGCAAGGGATCGCGACCGCGCTCACGCAGATTCTGGGAAAGGGCCGCGTGTCGGCTGAAGAAATGAATCAGCTCGGCGAACGCGGCATCAACGGATGGGAACTGCTCGCGCGGGCGATCAAGCGCACGCAGAAGCAGACGTTCAACACGGCGCAGCTCCGCAAGATGGCCGAGGAAGGACAGCTCGGTCGGAAGTCCGTGCTGTTGATGATCGAGCAGATGGGGAAGGAAAGTGCCGGGTCCGCAGCGACGATGTCGAAGTCGTGGAGCGGCATGGTCCAAGGCCTCCTCACACGCTGGCAGTTGTTCACCGACAAGGTCATGAACTCCGGACCGTTCGACGTCTTGAAGAAACGGTTGGCCGGCGTGCTCGAGCGTGTCGACCAGATGGCCAAGAGCGGCGAGCTCGACAAGATCGCCGAACGGTGGGGCGCGCGCCTCGTCGCACTCTTCACGTGGATCGAAGAACGCGGCGTGCCGATGGCCGTTTCCGCCTTTCAGACCATCAGCTCGTGGCTGCAGAAGGCGGCCGACGTCGCCGGCGGGTGGGAAAACCTCCTGAAGTTCGGTCTGGCGCTCTTTGTCGCGGCACCCATCATCGCGGCGATCGGCGGAGTCGTGGCTGCGCTCGGGTCGCTCGCGCTGGCCGTCGGCGCCACACCAGTCGGCTGGTTCCTCGTCGCGCTCATCGTGCTCGTGACTGAGCTCGCTCTCTGGGCAGTTGCGCTGATGTCGCAGTGGAAGAAAATCACCGCCTTCTACAGCGCTCTGTGGAGCGCCGTCACAGACATCTTCCGCGGGTTCTCCGAGTTCCTGCAAGGCGTCTTCACGCTCGACGTGCAACGAGCCATTGACGGTTTGAAGCAGTACTTCAAGGGGTTGTTCGACTTCGTTGCGCAGGGCTTCTCTGTCCTAAAGAACGTTCTCGGGTTCGTCGGCAATTCGTTCGGTGTCGGTGCCGCGGCTGGCCAGTTGATCCCAAGCGGCGCGCCGCTCGGCGCGGATCGAGCGGCCGCGGCGATCAATCCGCCTCACGAACTGCACGCCAATGTGAACTTCAGCAACATGCCGCCGGGCACCAGGGTGTCCACGCGGATCTCGGACCGGATGACGCTGGACCTCACCCGTGGCTACTCGATGGTGGACGCACGCTGATGCCTG